GACTCTAATAAGTATTCATAGGCTGGGGCTTCGCCTTGAATTAAATGTTTAACAGATAATGAATTATTTAAAAGATTGACCGAAGAAGAGCTTTCTGTGCGGAGGAGGCTATCTATATCATAATTCTCTATTATAGCATCCGCAGCATCCCATCCTCTTTTCTTTTCTCTAGGCACCTCTATAACCCTTATAGAAGAGCATACACTAACTAAATGCTTAGATAGCTTATCAGCATACTTAAAACCAGCATCATCATTATCTGGCCATATAATCAAATGCTTACCTGTAAGAACACTCCAGTCTGTTTTATCTAATGAAGTATTACAACCACCCATTGCACTTGATGATGCTATGTTTCTTTCTGATAAATAATCAACACACTTCTCTCCTTCAACAAAGACAACTGTATCAGCGTCTTTAATTTTAGGGATATTATAAAGAGGTCTAATCTCAGGCATTTTATATTCGCCGGAGACTAGCCTGGGTCTAAAAGTTTTCTCTCCATTAGAGGACTCAATCCTCATTACAGTACAAACTAGATCATTATTTCTATCGTAATATTTATATTCAAGTGTATCTGATTTTCTTTCTTTAACAGGAGGAGGAGGGGTTACTTGTGCTATAGGTATAGAAAATTTTTCTGATATTCCTTGTACGGCTTCGGCAAAGTTACAATGATAAACTTTTTGCCAGACATCAATGAAGTCACTAAATGATTGTCCTCCATTAAATTCACTACCTACACCATCTTTATCAAGATTGAAAGAACAAGAGTCTCCTGCTGTGCCTCCTAAATCTCCTATAACAAATTCATTTCCTCTTATTCTTCCGTTTGGAAACATATGTGTGAATATGCTTTTAATAGAGCCTCGTGCTCTATCTTTAAATCCCTTTACATCAAATTTTACCGGTTTATCAGGCCCACTTGGGTTGAAATCCAGCTTGTTCTTCTCTTCCATTTTTATTATCCCAACATTTGTTTTTAAACTCGCACCATCTACATATAAAATTATCACTCTTCGCTGCCGCTCTAGGCATAAGTTCTTGATTTTCAACTGCTTTTAATATGCTCACTGCTGAATCAGATACTCGCTGAGCCACTTTAGCATCAAACGGTATTTTTTCAAAATATATCTCTTGCGTGTTCTTATTAACTACTGTGAATAGAGCCGGATTTTTCATCAAACCCATATAAGCCTGATAAACAACTACCTGAGAATAATAAACAATATTAGCTCTCTCCACACCCTTCGATTTAAATTCATTGAATTTTTTATCATTCGCTGATTTACACTCCCATAGAAATGGGTATTCCCACGCTATAGGACCGTCTGTAATGATTCCATCAACATGCCCTTGGACCTCTCCATCAGCTGTATCGAAACCAAATTGTCCTCCTTGTTTGTCGTGAGTAAGAAGATCAAATCCTGCCTGGACAAGCCAAGAAACAGCTAACTCTTCAAAATTATGACCAACTTGGAAAATTCTTAAAGTCTTTCCATTAAAATCTTTTCCCTCATCTTTTTCTGTCTGCATATATCTATATTGTAGTTTCCTTTTACAAGGTTCTCCTAAAGAAGACGCTCCTAAATATCTTCTTTCCGGCTCTCTTTTGTTTGCCTCTACAAGAGCTTCATCAATAACGGGAGTAACAATCTCACTAACATCCCCATCATTTACCGGTGGATTAAAATCTAATTCTTCTTTTACCATGGAATATCATCATCAAAAGGTTCATGATATTTTTTACTTTTTCCAGAGCCTGTAACTTTTACTTTCTTGCCATCTACTTCCTCATATCGCTCTGTTGGTATCTCTACCCCGTTTACATTAAGAAAGTCTTTTACTTTATCTTTCTCTCCAATGTGTTCATGGAGATGATCTCTATATGAATTAAGAGTTGTTATAATAATTTTTTGTATTTGTTCTTTAGTGATAGAAGATAGTGGATTATTCCAACCTATCTCTTCTAATACTGATGCCAAATCCTTGATAGTGTCATCTACAGCTTTTCTTTCTGGAACCAAATCTTCGTAAGACATTCTTCTTTTCTCCTTGTTATATTTAGACATTACATCTAAAGCAGCTTTACATCCATAAAAACCGACTACTTCATCCGGCTTAAAACCTGCATTATCAAATAAAATGAAAGGCACAGACCTAGTATATGTACATAACCCACAGACTCTTCTCCTCTTTAAATCCATAAAAATACCCTAAGATGTTGGGAGATTTCGATAGTACGGTTCTCCCAGACCGATAATGAAAGGATAAATAAAAAACCTTTTCTATCTATGGGTTTTGACAGACAGGCCCCATGAACCCGCAATAAAGGTCAACGGAAGGAAGACCTACTGTCTAAGCCCAAGCAGGTTTACCGCCCGCAGGCTGATCTGTTGCCTGTTGTGGGGAGGGTTGTTGGTCAGCCTGAACCTGTGGAGCGGCTGAAACCTTAGCTTTGACTGTTCCGTCTGGACCTAGTGGTTGTCTATATTCAGGCATAGCTGGAGTTACGACTCTTGATAACTTATTGTTATCTTTGTCATTATAGGTTTCTATACCTACTTCAACTTTTGCGTATAAACCATTTAAATCCATGTAAGTTGATAATGTGCGTGCGGCTTTCGCTGGTTCGCTCATATCCTTCGGCTCAATGTTATAACAAGATTCAAGTAATGCACGAATAGTTCTTTTAGAAATATTACCAGCTTTACTTTGTCCTTTATCATCGAGACTTCCTCCTGCAACTGTGAGATTACCCCAGAATTTTCTTCTTTCGTATTCTCCATTAGTTACAGTGTACTCACAATCCAAGTATTGAGCGTCCGATCTTTGGGACTGTTTTAGTATTCCCTCTGGACCTGCTCCTCCTGGTCGTATTGTTAATAGTACATCAACAATGGTTCCTTCTGGAATTGGTGAAAAATCTGATGAAACTCCATCAAATTGTTCTTCTGCTGTATTAAAATCTAAAGTCATTATGCTACCTCTTTCTGTTTGGTTGGTTGATTTGGAATTGTGTGGTCAAATTTTTGAGTTACAGTACCACCTTTGGTAGGCATTAATTTTTGTAATAACTTACCAAGATGTGGAGGTTCTGTTGGATCAAGTAAACCACTTCTATCTTTAGCAGGGAAACCATATTCATTGTCAGTATGGCATACAAATTCACGCCATGTTGTACCTTGCTCATCTTTATTGATTTGCATGGTAATCATTTCATCAACAATACCTGGTAATTCCCTACCTGTTTTAGACCCTTCAATCTGTAATGAATAAACGGCCTTATTAAATTCGTCTTGATATTCATCAAGTATGCCGACGAAAATAATATTCTTGTTACGGATGTGCTGTAAATGTGTCAGCCAATCCATCATTTCACGACCATGAAGACCATAAACTGCAAAGTTATTAATCTTCCTAGTCTTGTCAGTATAAACCTCGTCTTGCTGTTTACACCAACGGAAACATAAACGACCAGCAACAGTAATCGAATCAATAAACAATGTAGTATATTTATTGGTTGCTTCTGTTGGATCGCCATATTCTTTTACAAGATGATCGTAGTGTGCCTGAGAATAAGGCTGATCATCTGCAAGACTTGGGTTAGGACCTCCATAATAACATGCAAAGTCCCTAGCCTCTTGCCAAGTTTTAGGACGGATAGTATCGCCTTTCCACCCACCATTCTTTTCAAGGGCTAAGTCTCCCGCTTCAAAGTCCATAAATAAGGTCTCTTCTTCTGGGAGAGTGTAAAGAAGGCTAGTCTTACCAACACCGGCTTTACCGGCTATGACAATCTTAGCTCCTTTGTCTTCTCTTTGTCTTTCTGACGCTTTAATTATCTTCATAGTTTTACCTCTCTAATTAATTAAATTTTGGTTAATAATGTCTAAATTTTTTTCATCTATATCGTTTATAGGCTCAATAATGATGCGAACAGAGGGAAGATCAATACCAGGTGTAAATTTATCTTTATCGAAGCGATGCACAACCTCAACGATTTGACGCATCTTGTTTTACCAACAAAGCTAAACAATCCCGCAAATGATGCTTCCCCTAACGCTTGAAGAATGTTTTCAATATCCTCCTTAGTCATGAGACTTCTCCTCAATACTAATATAGTAATCAGGGCCTTTAGCCTCAACTGTCCGTGCGTCCCCAAGAGCTAATTGTATACGAGGATCAGCATCCTTGTATTTAGCTTCAGGAACTTTGACAGTAACATCAGAAATACTTTTTGCGACATCAGAGCCAAACTCTTTCGAGATGACTTCTAGTGCTCTCCACAATTCTTCGTGGTCCCAAGTTACTGCTTTCCTTACAATAGCCTTGACGACAAAATCTTCCTCATCAAAGACTATTGTTCCTGTATCCTTATTATCTCCTTTAAGCCGAGATTCAACACGCTGCCCGTATTTACGGTCGCATGTTTTCTTCTCTAAGTTACGGAAAAATTCAGATACGCCTTTAAAATATTTACTTTGTTCATGTAAATCTTTTAAAAGTTTTGGATCGCTTGCAATGTCATCAATGTTTTTTGAATCCCAATCGCCCACAATCCCTTTCGCTACATTTTTCATTCTATACCTCGCTAAAAAATTTATTTATCTAATTT